TCACTGCTCGTCAGTTCAGTGCCTCCTTCATTAAAAAGAGCGGCATACATAGTGTCCGTACCATCAGAGATGAGCACGGCTTCAAAATATACGTCCGCGTCCACAAAGTTGTCCGCCTCGTAATAAAAATCACCAAAGAGAAACGCCTGCCAGCTATCGAACACGTCAATGGAAACATACGTCGCTTGGTTGACAGCGCTCGCTAGAAACTGAAAATCCTTGAGGGGGTATAAGAGTGAGAACTTTGCCATAGTTAGTTCACCGTACCTTTGCCAGCACGCCCACTTCTTGAGAATCCTTTTACTCCAGCAACCCTCACAGGAGGGTTTGCCTTCACGTGAGCAATGGCTGTCTCAATGGTCTGAATCTCCCTCGGTGTAGGGGGAGTTTCAAGGGCGATGAGGATACCCGCAGAGCTAACAGAGATGCCGTTTGGAGTCATTGCTGGGTCGTGAGAAACCTTGATACCCTGCTTCTCAAGCTCGTCCTGCAAAGCCGCAGCATCAACATTTCTCTCACCACGAGAGAGTGCACTAAAAACCCCGCCGACATCTTCGACTTTCTTTACCTCGGTTCGAAGGGAATCAGTATCTTTTCCATCAATCTGAATCCAATCCTTCTTCACGCGGTCAAATGGGTTTGTGTAATTGAGGTACGCCATATTATCGAATGATGCTCCAGCTTGCTAAAGTATCCTCTGCCACCCACACCTCGACTCGGCTACCATCTTCCATGACGGCGATGGCAACGGTGTAGCGGTCTGTCCAATCTCCTGCCTGTTGGACTTTCATATCTACCACGCCTGCTTCACGCGCAGCTTTGCGCTGCATGATGAAATCGACTGGTTTCGGGAGATTTTGAAGTTCTCCAAACTTCGGATTCTTCCCTGCGCTCGGAAGGTTCCAGCGCCTGCCATCGTTCGTATAGAGCGACAGAGATGTGATGGTTGCCTTCGCGTCAGGTAAATACGAAAGAAGACGCTGCCACGGGGACAGAGCGCCTTCAATCGTTTTGAAGTTACCTTTTTCTTCTGCAATGGTTTCTCCGTTAGAGAGACCGACTGTCCATAGTACCTTTTTCATAGTTGATGTTGAGTGCCGAAGCCCTCTTTTTTTGTTACTGGATTAAATTATTCGGCTGGTGCCGCTTCTGCTTTCGCAGCTTCGCGCTCAAGGTACGGTTGCGATGCAATCTTCCCCTGTCGCTCTTTCTCCGCGTGGACGTTAGCGGCGTGCTCCTCGCTCTGGGTTTCAGGAACCTTGAACACGTACTTTTCAGTGCGTGCCACGATTACTTCAACCTCATCGCCAAGAACATTGATGATTTTGTTCGGCTCATTGGCTACCACGCCTCCGATACGAACACTCACCTTGCCGATTTTCGTCTCTGGGGATTCAACACCCGCCAGTTTCAAAATATCTAGTGCGATGTATTTCATATTAAGAGTAGGTTAGCTCAATGCGTAATGCGAACGAGTCCTTCAACCCGACCGAAGTTGGGGACGCTGATACAACCAAGAAGTAGTCGTGTGATGTACTTGCAGTGTCATCTGTGATGGTCACTGGAGAACCACTACCCTCGGCTTCTGTGAAGTTGGCATCGCCAACCTCCGCAGCTCGGAAGTCAACACCAACAGGTGCTGTGGCTGGGGTTGTGCCGTCATACGCGTAGAAGATTGCTGACTCGGTAATCACTGACGAAGCGTCAGAGAAGTTGATTTTCAGCGATGCTTCTGCGGTCGTAATCTGGTCAAGGTCTTCCGTACCGTCACCCCAATCTGCCTGTGAGTCGCCACCAGTTCCACCTGTTTGAGAGATGAACTTGTTGTTGTGTGGCGTGTTGCCCGATGAGTCGTTAGACCCGCCAGACGAACTCACGTGCGTTGAATCGTTGTAGGCGTTCACCGCCACCTTCGAATCGAAACCACCTGCTCCTGCAAACTGCAAGATGTCAGTAGCTTCAATCGTGGTTGGGGATGTTCCCTGCAATGACCAAGTGAATGTTGCCATGAGAGTGTGACGTTAAATTGATAATGTTATTCGTAGTAGATGTATCCCACTGCGTTCGTACCAGTGACGACGACACTGATGCCCTCTTTGCAGAGTACGCAAGGATTTTGTGAATCAGAAGTGTTTGCTACTACGGATGCCCCTGCGACTTGCGTCGCTCCGCTATTGTCCACTGTGATGTCAACTTCAAATCCTGTACCAGTGCCACCAGTTGTTGCTTGCGATTCAATCGCAGCAAAACCTGTGCCCTGTTGGACGACTTCAAAAGTCAAAACCTCACCGCCTGTATCGACGGTAAGGATACGAAGAATCAAATCAGTGCCTCCAGGGGTAGGGGAAGCAACTGTTACTTCGTCATCGACTTCATAATCTGTCCCATCTTCACCCACGCCGTCTCCAAGAACGACCGTATCGGTCAGTCCTCGGATACCGTCGTAGATTTTAATGGTTGAAGTTGCAGCAGCAGCGACAATACTAAACGACTTCAACACGGTGTTTCCATCGCGCGGAAGAATCAGTCCAGTGGTTGTGATTTGTTTTACTGCTGTTGCCATAGTGGTTAGTCGTTATCTGGTGCGGTGACAGCGATAGTTGTAGCAGCAATCGTTTCAGCAAGCCATCCAGTCGCAGAAATCTGCGTTAGGCGAACTGTCGTGTTGGCAGCAACGTCGAGCTGGTTCGTACCATCAGCATCAACCTGATTGATGGTATCCCCTGATGATTCAGGAGTGACAAGCTCGTAGCCGTTTGAACCGACCGTAATATAGATTTCACGACCGATGGTGTCTGCGGTCGCTTTTGGAAGCACTGCGTACTCTGTCGCCCCGCCCGAAGTGAGCTGAACGAACAGTTTTGCGATGAACTCGGTATCAATCTGTGCGGTGTATGCGCCGTTAGCGCCTGTCGTAAGCACCTGCACTGCTCCGAGAATCGGGTGTACTGGCTTCCTGTTTCGTGAGTCGTTAGCCATAGTGGTAGTGTGTTAGTTGGTAAAATTGTATTTTTCTTTCAATAGGAGTATAGCATTTCTCGCCTTCTCTTTCTTGATGATGAGATACGGCTCCAGTGCAACTAAAATATCAAACACTTGCTTTGCACCGTGGATGTGAAGTTGATAGATGTCTTTCCACTTTGGATTTCTTTTCTCTCTAAAAGTGATGGCAAGAGAACCTGTCGTCAGTTTAGATTGAAGAAACTCCAGCACTCCTTTGTGAGTATTTGGAAAGAGTATCGCAGGATTTGGTTTGGCTCTATCTTCGTAAAGAATGATTGAACCTTCACCATCAAGAAATCCTGCAATATAACCTTTGTCTGCTTCACACCAACTACTCGTATCAAGACCAGGATGACGGATACCTTTGGCAAAGCCAAGTTTAGATGCTTTTGAGTGACATCCTCCTTGACCATGCCTGGCTATCAACCAACCTGGTAAAGAATACGGATAGGTTTTATACGCCTGTGAAAGAGCTTTAAGGTCTTCTGCCGTCCACCTCAACCTGTGCTTTGTTTTGCCTTGCATACAACCTATCTTATACAAGACAGGTTATTATGTCAAGACACAACACTAGCTCAAATTGTTATGATAGGCGAATGCCTCCTTTGCGTTTCGGAACTCGGCAGTGTACTGACCAGTAACCTGCGCATTCCAAGAACGTCCCGTCTTTGCAAGCTCCTCTGCACGCATCGCGTCGTCTCGCAACGGAAGGACACGTACTTTTGAGAGGTCGCCGACGATACAAACATCGTCTGGCATCCACGGGTCAACAATGACATCGAGCATGAAGCCGAGGTCGGATACGAACTTGTCAACCACGTATCCTGCGGTGTTTCCATCGTAGGACATTCGGCGGTATGACTGGTCAAACGCGCTGATTGCACGCTTCAACGTACCACCAACGAGGATGAAGTTCGGAGTTCCACCATCATCCCAAATCTGCTTTACCATCGCGTTGATGACAGAAGGGGTGAGGGCTTCGCTAGTCGTGTTGACGTTACCGCCAGCTTGAGAAGCGAACTCGATGATACCACCCATAGAGCGGTATACGCTGTCGGAACCTTGAGAACCAGATGAGATACCGTTAATCACGGATGAGTCAAGCTCACGCATGATTTCCATCAATCGACGAGCGATTTGGAAGGTGAACTCATCTGCAACACCTGCCTGCAACACAGAGCGCATCGTGTGAGAGGTCTTGATTCCCTTTTGGAAAATCTGGGTGTAGTTGGATACCTTTGTTCGAGCGCGTGACTCGTCAGCAGGGGCATCCTGCGATTCCTGTGCAGGATTCGCAATGATTTGCAAGGTGTAGTTGGTTGTTGAGCCGTGGTCTTGTGCAGACGTTGACCCATAACCACGAGTAATAGTCAGGTTGTCAGTAGAGATTGCAGTTACCTGCATCACTTCTGTCGAACCTGCACGGACAACTCGGAACAGGGTACCAATCTTGAATCGGACACCGTGCCCTGATGCAACGTCGATGTCAGTCTTTGAGTTATTAAGTCCTCCTGATTCTGCCATCGTTGCGGTATTTGGATTGAGCTGGTCTTCCATCCATGAGTGGAGGGTTTCAGTAGCTACGCCACTGATACCGACACGACTGATGAAGGCGGTGTTATCCCTTCGGATAATCTCCGCAAGCTCGTTGGAGAGGTCGAGGAACTCACCCGCACTTTGGTCGAAGGAAGCCAACCCTGATGCTGATGCTAGTGCCATAACATTAAAGAGTTAGTTTGCTAAATGAACTTTCAAATCTTCGGACTAGGAAGATTTGCCTCCCATTGCCTTGAGACGCTCCCGCACTGAACCTGCAACTGCTGTTTCAAGATTCGAATGCTTGAGAGCTTCCGCAGCCGCGTTGTTGGGCAAGTCGTTGTTGACGTTCACTCCGCCTGCGGGTGGGGTTGCAGGTGGCGTTTTAGGCGTGCCGTCAGGGTTCTTGTCCTCGGCTGGAGGTGTCTCTGCTGGCTTGAGTGTTCCAAGTCGTTTGTCAAACGCCTCGGTCACAAGCTCGATTGCATCCTGTGCATCCATCGCGTCATTCGCGTAGATAGGAAGCACTGCGAGTGGGTTTTTCGTAATCATCTCCCGCAAAGTAGGGTCTGCATCAAAGAGCGGACGATACTTGGGGTCGAGTGCAAGTGCGGTCAAACCGCGCTCTGCTCGCTCGTCCTCCTGCTGTGCCTTTTCAGCCAGCTCCTCTTTTGACGGAGGTGTAGCTGGCGCTTGGGATTCAGGAGTAAAATGACCCGAATGACCACGGCGGTCATTCACTCTTTGCAATCTACGAGCACGTGCCGCGTCTCGTGCAAGTTGGTCATATTCTGCCTTTGTGAGAGTGACCGTCTCTCCTTGAGGTGCCGCAGGCGCTGCTGGTGCAGGCGCTGCTGGCGAAGGGGTGGCTGCGGGGGTTTCGGTAGGCGTACCGTCGGCTGGAGGTGTTACCTCTGGCTTTGTCTCCGCAGGGGTGGCTTCATTACTCATGATATATATTGATTATTATAAATGGATTTTGTTCCTCGGCAAGAGTGACTAGCTCTGCCTTGCTTTTATTGTACCACATTTTGTGATGTCAAAGCACGTGTGGATATACTCACCCACCAAAAAGACCGTCCAATGTTGGAATCAGAAGAATGAGAATCAGTGCGATGATACCTGGGTCTGCTGCGTGCATATTATTCAAACCTTGTTTCGCCTGGGCGAATTGGCTGGTAATCACGCTCGCGCTGGCGCTTCGACCTCTCCATACCGCGCTCAAAATCTTCGCCCTGCATGGCTTCTCCCACGCCTCCAGCGAAGTCATAAATCTGATTGAGCCAATCCTCCGCGACGGCTCGGTAGCTGAATCCTTTGAAGACACCACCTGTGAGGGTGTACATCGGCATACCTGGAAGCATAGTGAAGATAATCTCCTCAAACGCCTCACGCACCGTGTCGTCAGAAAGAAGGTCTTTTGGCACCTCTCGATTCTTGAAAGGACGACCAGTGGCAGGGTCAACGGTATTCGGGTCTTCCGCGATGAGACCGACAGCACGCATGGTTCCAAACAAGAAGCCAAGAGGAATACCTCCGACGAGTCCTGCCTGACCTCCGAGGAATTGACCTCGTGAGGCAGCGTCAACACCATCACCGATTTGCTCCCACGCAGTTGTGTATGCCAGCAAACTATAAATTGCTTTCTTCATGTACGGCTGGTTGCGCCATGACTTGATGAAGTCCTGACCTTCCTCGCTCGATGCCCACGTTGAGAAGTGTGAGAGCTGATTCACGACAACGAGACGTTGCATCGGGTCGAGAGAGCCAACCCATTTGGCGGTATTCTCCAGTGTCTTCGCTTGGAAACGAAACGGGAAGAATGCGAGGTTCAAAGTTTTTACGAGTGGTGATGTTTGGAACCCTGGCTTGTAGTGAAGAATCGCCTGCACCGAATCCTGCATCTCGCGCACGATGCGCGGATACTTGTACACGGTCTGACCATTCACCACGACCGATTCCGTTGCCTCCCTCAAAGAGAGACCGAACTTTTGTGCAGTAGCTTCACCAATGCGTGCTCCGTGTTTGAGAGCCGTACCTTCCCAGAGCTTCAACCAGAATCCATCAAGACGGTCGAGAGAGAGCACGTCAGCTTTTGATACAGAGCGCTTCGTGATGCGCTGTTGGATTGCATCCTCTGCGGTCTCTGCGGAACGACGAAGTGCCCCGAACTCCACAGAGCCGAGGGTGTCCTGAAATGACTTTCGAACATTCGGAAGGAGGATGTCGTGCGTGATTTGAAGGTCAGCAAGCGATGGTTCAATCATCATCTTCTTGCTCCACGACTTCGTATTCTTGAGCACGCGACCGAGCTTGTTTGCTGACCAGTTTCCGATACCGACAACGGTCTGTGCGCCAGGAAGAAGACGTGCATCCTTGACCATCATGGCAGCCATGATTTTTGTTTCAATATACTGCTGTGCTTGGAACATCACAGCAAGCCCGCTCTGGTAGCGAGAATAGAATGCGGTCTTCAAGAAGTTGTCGTAGTAGCGACCAAATTTCGCAAAACCACCATCAGCACTTCGAAGCACGTTGACGAGTTTTTCACCCACACCTGTGACGGATGCGGGAATCTGTCGGAGTGATTTGTTTGAAATCTTCTCAAGTGCCTTTGCAACCTCTGGCTCAAAGCCGATACGAACGAGGTCGTCCTTGTTGATGTCGAACACACTGATGATTCGCAGGGGTGCCACACCTCCTTCCTTCACACGTCGGTTGTTGAAAATCTCTGTGCGGTGATTCTTGAGCCACTCGTACATGCGGTCAATCGGAATAGATACGCGGGTGAAAGCGTCAGAGACACCCTCACGCACGATTGGCTTCTTGATGACGATTCGGTCCCCAAACTTCTCACGGAACTCTCCCATGAGGTTCTGCGTGAAACCGCGACCGAAAGCAAACTCTGATGCTCCTTCAATCGTTCCTCGTGCAGAGAATCCCCAGTCATCAAAGAAACGACCGAGCGCGTTGCGAGTTGATTGGATAGCTTCCCATGTGTACCCGCCTGTCGCCTGATTTCCAACCTTCACGGCTTTGTCTCCAATGAGGCGTGGTGCAGATTCTGCGGTCTCTCCAACAATGTCGTCAGTGAGGTCGGCAGCTTGAGACACGACCTTTTTTGTCGGTGCGTAACCGACTTGGTATCCGAGCTTCTCAATATCATTCACAAGAGCGAGCTGCTCTGCGGAGAGTTTCTTCATGGTGAGGGTTGGCTTCTGCTTCGAAAGGTTGCGAGCCGCCTGCTCAAGAGCATTGAGGTTTCCTGTCTTTCCATATGATTTGCGGAGAGTCGGTTCGTATTTCGTCCACGCGCTACCGAAGTTCTCCTCCATGAAAGCCGAGACCTCATCGAATACGCGCACCGCAACAGTGGCAGCGTCCTTCGCTCCCTCTTTTGCGGTCGCCATGACCTCCTCTGAAATGCGACCCACGTTGTCTTTGAGAGTGTCCGCCATCGCATTCGCAGTTTCTTCTGGCAGGTTCTTCACAATCACGTAGTCATTCCCGATGCCGAGCTTCGCGCGTGAGATGTCAGCGTTCACATAGTTGTCGAAGTCGCGCATGAACTGGTCGTTAGTGAGACCTTGAAAATCTCCCTGCTCCTTGATTTCCATCAAGACACGCATTCGGTTGTCAGTGGTCTGCTCCCACCCACGCTCGTCAACGACAGCACCGAGCCAGCCCTCAAGTTTTGTTGAGGTCTTTTTGTTTGCTTCAAGCAGTGGCTTCTCGAAGAAGCGACCGACTGCTGAATCGGATGACTTTCCAAAAATGCCCTCGCCAACGGCGCGAGCCACTTTGGAAGTACCCCGAAAAGTCGCACCCACTGGATGCGTGAATCCGTCGAGAATCTTCAAGCGCGTGCTCTGTTTGATGATGCTGTCAGACACAGCTTTCGAAACTGACTGTGCGATAGTCGCTGCCTTTGTAGCATCAACACCCTTGCTCACAAGAAGCGCACGTGCCGTTTCATCAACGCCCGCGACATCTCCTGTGCGCACAACCTTCTCAATCTCGCGCATGAATGTGCTGTTGACCCGCGTGCTGCCACGCACGTATTTGTTCACGTTGAACACCGAGCGAGGAACCTCAAAAGCTGTGTGAATGAGAGATGCTTCGACACCCTCCTTCGCAGCAGTTCGAGTCGCGGCTACTGTCGCACTCTTTGCGGTAGAAGTGACTCCAGTTTTCAAAAGAGTTCCCGCTCCGAGTGAGAGCACGGACGCAACGTCAAGGAGCGCCATCACAGGGTGCGCCTTGTAGTACGTTAGAGATTCGCTCTGCGTCTTTTTGCCGAGAATACCTGTGACACCAAGCATGGTTCGCCCAGTGTCGATGAGTCCGCCTCCAATCATCTTGGCTGTCTCCCACGGTGACTGTGTTGCGATTGTTGCTACGGCTGCGGGCACGCCATACGCCAAACCAGCCACGTCGTTTGCGACGCGGTTTCCAAAGGATGATTCAGCGAGTTCTCGTGTCGCCTGATTTTCAGGAACGACTTGGGTGGCTGGAGCGGTTGGTTGCGGAGGTGTGTATCCTGCTGCTTCCCGCTCTGCCCGCCGTTGAGCACGCATTTGTTCAATCGCGGGTGATGCCATAATTTTTATACTCGTGACCTAAAGAACGAATTGCCCTGCGATACGATGTCTGGCGCTTGGGCAGCTCCGCCGACCTCCTGCGGTGTTTTCACCGCAGACGGAGAGTTCGTTCGGTTTGCAAAGAATGCAGGTGTGCTTGTTTGTGTGCCACTTGATACGGGTTCTCCCTCTGGTGAGCTAAACAGGTTCTTGATGAAGCGACCTGCCTTGCGGAAAAATCCTCCTGACTCCTCTGCTGGAGTGGATGGTGGTGGGGCAACTGGCTGTGCTGGGACAGCAGGTGCCTCACTGTATGGCTTCACAACATTACTTCGCTCGATGTTCCGTGCAAAATCAGAATCAACGCGAGTGGCGTTTTTAATGAGTGAGGATTGCGTCGGGTCATTCTTGAGCGAGGTCAAATCAGTATCAGAGACAGCATAAATCTGTCCCTGCTGGTCTGCATAGTAGTATTGCTCTTTTGGATTGTTGTTCTCATCGAATCCTGTGTATCCTTTGAAGAACTTGTTTGCCTGAATGCCAGGCGATTTCATTTGAAGGTTGCTCAACGCAAAGCCACCGTCCTCTGCTTTGAGGTCGGGATTCACACTCTCACGCCCTTCAAACTGGAGTGGCTGACTACCAGTACCGCTCCATTTGTTGCCATTGATATTGACCTGCCATTCACCGTACTGATTCTGACTATAGCTTCCGTACACAGGAAGGAAGCCACCGCCGAGTTCGGTCGATGCCTCAATTCGCTTGAAGTCGTCCTTGCTCATGCCGAACGGCAAGTCATCAATCGGCATGATACCGACTCCTCGCACGCCTCCGTCGTCTTGGTCGGCATCAATGAAGATACCGACTTCATTGTAGAGTTCGCCAGCAGAAACTTCCCCAGTGATGAGGTCGTTATTGAGTTCAATCATTTTATTCAAACGCTTCTGCGAAGACATGAGGTAGCTCTCAAGCTCATACGTGTCATCGCCGTTCGCCTCCGCCGTATCAATCGCGCGGAGCACTTCGAGATTGTGGATGGAAAGTTCATCAGTAATCTGCGAGACCATCGAAGGAAGGTCTCCAAGAATGTCGTCTCGATATGCGGAAGAAGGAGTCACAAACATGATGTCGCGCTCCTGCAATTTGAACTGACCAACTGACTGCTTTGAGGTGGCGTGCTTATTGGCGATGGACTTCATGCTGTTTGCATAGTTCGCAATCGCATTGTCAGCATCCACGTCTCCCGCATACGGAGCAAGGTATGTTTCAATCGCATATTGATACACTGCGGGGTCAACAACCTTGCCCGCCTCATTGGTGTGGGTTGAAACGTAAAGGTCAGCGAGTTTCTTCGCCATCGTTACACCCGACGAACCCCCAGCTTTTCGCTGTGTGTAGAGTAAGTCGTTGAATTGTCTCAAGTTTAGTGCCATACGTTTATATTAGAATCCTCGGAGCTTTTTCAAAAGCTCGGTGTTTTGCTCCGCCGACCCTGTGTAATTTACGATACCGCGCTCTGCTGCCAGTTTCTGTCGAGCTGCGTATGACTTGTCTTGTCCGACCGAACCAAGATAGTCAACGATTGAACCTCCCGAATACACGCTCTGCTCCTGCTTTGCGGGAGTTTGAGGTGCCTGCGGTGTCTGCGTCGGCTTTGGAGCTGGCGCAGGTGCAGGGGTAGGAGTGGTTTGTTTCTTCGGCTCTTGAGCCACCGTGGTTTCCTCACGGGTTCGTGCAGGTGGAACACTGCCTTCTTCTGGCGCTTCAACCTTCGAAGGCGCAGGCGTGGTCGTATCCTCACGAGGAGGAGGGGTCACTGCCTCGGTTCGAAGGCGATTCAAAAGCTGGGTGTTCTGCGCTGCTGAACCTGTGTAGTTGGTGATACCGCGAGCTTCCGCGAGCGCCTTTCGTGCCTGGAAGGAACTGTCCTGACCTGCCTGCCTCAAGAAGTCCACAACCGAGCCAGAGTTGAATCCTGCTGCACCCGCGAACTGTGAGGCACCTCCTGCTGCGGCTCGTGAGCCATCGGTTGCAGGAGTCGTACTGCCTGGAACTTGGAACCCTGGGTCGCTCGGAGTGAGGATGCTTGATACGCCAAGCTCTGCTCGCGCAGCGTCTGGGGTGATTGCTCCACCTGATGCTGACACAATCGCAGCGACCTGCTGTTCCGCCTGACCTGAAAGGCGCAAACGGTATGCGTCAGCATTCGCTCCGTATTTATTCTGGTACATCTGCAACGCTTGGTCAGCTCCACGATAGTCACCAGTGATAGATACGCGGTCAATGATTGAGTTCGCGGTGCTCTCAAGTGCTGTGCCCTGAATGAGTGCTTCGTAGTTTTGCACGCGCTCAAGGTGTGGCTGGAGTTCGGTGCGATTCTTGAGGTCAGCAAACTCGCTGTGGATGCGGTCAAAGACCACGGTGGTCACAAGACCATCGCGCTTCACTGCTGCGTTGATTCGCTCGGTGTATTCTCCGTCGATTTCTCGGAAGAAGTCAGAGAACAAACCAGAGCCAGTACCTGCAAGGTACGCATCACGGGTGTTCGTCCAGTATTCTTGCGTTGAATTATACGTCACTCCATCAATCACGATTGGAGTATTGCGGTCAGCTTTTCGAATCTCTGCATTAAGTTCGTCGAGCTTGCCTCTTGCAGTGAGACCTTTCGTGTTCGCCTTCACATCAATATCGTTGATGGTGTTGACGATGCGTGTTTCGTTGAGTTGCTTGTTGAGTACAGTGAGCCATGTGTCGTATGCACTCGCCTCATCATCAAGACCTTCAAAGAGTGCCTTTGAACGCTTGTCCTTCACGAGTGCAATCGCCTCTGAAAGAACCTTCTCGGTGCCGTCATACTGCGCACGCTTGAGCTGGTTCTGTACCATTGCATCATCCGCCTCCTTCACCTGTTGCTCCATCGTTGTGATGTCGCCCTCAATTTCGAGACGAAGCTCTGCGTCGTCGCCAGCAGAGTTGAGAAGACCCTTGAGCTGTGAAAGCTGCTCTTTGGCATTCGCCTTTCCAGCTTTCAGCTCCTGCAAGATGTCCTGATATTTTGTTCGATAGTTATTGAAACGCTTGAGACGCTTGGTATCAGCAATACGCTTCTCAAGCTCGCCAATGAGGTCGGGAGATTGGAAAGAGGTCTCACGCTCGGTCTTGAGCTGATTCTCCAAAAAGGCAATCTGTCCGTCATACGACAGACCTTCGGCGACCTGCTGTTGGAACAGCGTCTCCATTTCCACATAGCGCATTCGACGAATCGCCTGCACAGCAGAAATCGAGTTGTCAACGACAGCTCCGATGTTCACTGAAAATGTTTTGTTGAGTTCTACTGCCATATATTTTATCGCCTACCTCTTACAAGGGCGGGCGCACCACGTCGTGTTGCTGCCTGTCCGACCGCACCTTCACCCGAAACAGGTGAGGTGCCAACAGGATTGCCGCCTTCTTCGTTGTCCGACTCCGAAGCAATGCCCGCAGGAGCACCGCTCGCTTCCGCGTTCGCTGCTTCCTGCGCAGCTTGCATTCGCGCCTGCAAAATCTGATGCAGGAGCGCTGGCTGCTTCGCAATTTCGGTTGAAAGGATTTCGTCTTGCAACTCCTCCTTCATGAGCTTTTGCTCCTCCGAAGGATTCGGTACACCGACGTTGTGCTGGGTCGTAGTGAGTGACTGCAACTTCGCATTGAACTTGTTGATTTCGTCGGTGACGCTTCGGAGCAACACTGACGAGATGAACACGTCGGTCTTGTACCAACCACCAATGAGCATCTTCGCATTTGGAACGTGCTGCTCCGCGTGGAAAAGAATTGATGCGTTGATATTTTTGAGTGCCTTCACCCACCATTCCTTTCGGAGTGAGACCTTGTTGTTCACACCCTGCATGATGACCGAAAGAGCACGCCCAGTCGCCTGCATAACATGCGAGCCAGGGTAGAGCACTTCGTTCATACCAGAGAGCGCGATGATGTCTCGCTTTCGTTCGGTGAGGTACTGCTCCACAGGGAAGGTCTGACCAGAGCGAGGCATCGCTTGGATGTCGCCGTCGTCTCCCACCTGATAGATGACCGTCTGACCAGAGCGAACCTCGGTCAAGTTGTCGAGGTTCTTACCCCAGTAGGTCGGTTTCGCAAGTTCCTTGATAACATCAGCCAAGTCAGAAGCACGCTCGTTGTACTCCTGCTGTGGGTCAAGCTCGTTTTCAATATCAGAGGTACCCTTTGGCTCGCCTGGAAGGTGAATGTTTGGAATGTACTCAAGCGGAACGAAGCCCCAGTCGTGCTTCATGTAGTGCGCAATTTGGTTTGAGGTTGAACCGAAGGTGAGCAAGTATTCCTGCTCATCCCAGTATTCCTTCACTGTAACCATCGGAACCTCGGTCGGCTGCAACTCACTCGTGATGTTATCCATGTCGCGGTCTGCCTGAACGACGAGACCTGACTTTTCAATTTCTTCTTTGAACAAACGCTTTGCCATCTCCACAGAGATTCGGTAGTGCTTGATGAAGCCCGCAATCTCATTGAAGTTGTCGTCCTTCCAAATAACACGAATGTGCTCTGGTCGCTCGATGTTCCAGTAGCGGATGCGGTCAAAAGTTTTTGTGCCATCATCGGCAGCTTTGAATGTTGGAATCGCTCCGAAAAGAAACGCATCACCATTGATGGATGCGGTACGTGCAGCTCGCTGGAAGGTGAGCGCAAGCGCGTTGTCTTCGTGCACAGCATTGAGAATCTTCGTTCGTCCTTCTGCGAGCGCCCGCTCCATCGGGTCGTCGAGACGCTTTGGGGTAGATGAAATCTGTGGCGGTTCGTTGGTGAGGAACGCAGTCATGTTCTCCACAATCGTGAAGACGTAGTTGTAGGTACGCATCGTGCCGTTCCCGTCCTTGCGGAAACTCCACTGCTTGCCTTTATAAAAATCGCGCAGGGTCTGGTACCCCACGTACACGCCGTCACCATAAACACGCCTCGTCCAGTCAAAACGAATTGTAGCTTCGATAGCGTTCACCTCATCTCGAAGCTGCTTTGCTCGTGATGGCAGGTCGGAGGCGTGATTGTTAGTTTTGAAAAATGTAAATGCCATAGTGGTTATCGTGTGTGCAACATGTCACCGAGAGTGGCGGTGCGCTGTGTCGCCCTCCGTCTCGTGATACCTGCATTATAACTTGCGAGCGGGTCAAGAGATACTGGCTTTCCCCCTCTCGGCACCTTTTTGACAATCCATGAGACACCCATCATGAGCATCATCACGTAGTCCTGGGTGAGTTTGTCATCCTTCACCTGGTAGATACCGAGCTGGTCAGCGAGCTTCTCGATGTAGTACGCCTCGACAATTCCATAATTGGGATTCCTCTCAATGATGGATGCGTCCACCTCTGACTCGTAAAAGTCCCGACCTTCGCTCATCGCTTTATTCAAAATCAAAAGAGCTTCGTCTTTCTCAATCTCAAACGCTTTCGGGTTGAGGTCTGACAACAGCTTTTTGATGACCACACCTCCGAGAGCTTTTGCGTCCATCACGAAGATGGGCTTGACGGGTGTATCCTGACCATCGAGGGTGTATGTGTATGCGTCGTACAACGCGCGGAGTACGGCAAATTGCATGTGGGGAGACCCGCCCTTCATCTCCTCATGATTCACCAGTTTTATTTTACCACTAGAGGCAAAGAAAGTGTAGTCAAGTACCCCGTGAACAGAGTCGTCTCCTGTGTCGGACATCCCCCAGTCGGACACGACGAGGTACTTGTGACCAGGGATGCACGTCTCCTTGTTCTTTAGTTTCCACATATTTTCGATAATGAGCGCATCGAAGAAGCGCTTGCCCGAAGACACGAACTCTCCTTTCACCACCTGCCTGTATTTGTTTTTGTCGGTCTTCAAAAGCTCCGCCTTCGCCATCTCTCGCTGCTCCTCCTTGATGAATACGTTTTGGTCGAGGTGTCCGCCGAGCGCCCACCAACCATCCTCCCCGCGCAATCCCATCTTCACGATGTGCAGGTAATACTGGTGCGACGGCGAATCCGTTTCAGGGGTAGAGATGAGGTCGAGACCCGTACCGTAGCGAATCAAACGAGAGAGAATCTTCGCTCCCAGCTCTGCCTCCAAGTGGAGTGACTGCGCACATTCGTCGTATGAGATATATCCGAACTGCGCACCCGCCAAAGACGATGCCTGGTCGTGACCAGTCGGCACTGAATACATCACGCTCTTGTTTCGGAAGCGCAGCTCACCGAGCGTCTGGTTTTCCCCAGCGAGGAAATCCTTAATCATCGGGTTCAGCTTGTTGGTCTCCTGACGACCGTCAGGGTGGTTGATGAGAAACTGCTCATTCAAAATATCCTTCACGTACTGATAGCACGCTCGCGTCTGACGCGCAGCAGGTGAAATGTTCAACGTGGAGTAGTGGGCTTTGTCGATGAGGGTCTCATCAACGTCGAGTCCGATTTTGTAAAAGTTTCGGTGGATGTGTTTGCCCGCAATCATCACGGTCTTTCCAATCTGGTTCGAAGGGAAGGCGATGTTCTTTCCGAAAAGCAAACCACCAATCTGCTCAACCTCCTCTCCCCACTTCGCCATCCAATCACGGCGAGGCGTGCAACTTCGAGACAAGAACTTTCGCTGAAACTCGTTCGTTGGGATGCCGAGCATCTTCTCAAAAAAGAGGGGAACATCATCACGGCAATCAGCCACCGTCTTTGCCAATTCCAAAAACGCCAACTTTGCCTCGTCGGATACCGTCGAAGTGATGAAGTTATGCTGCGCCAGCTCCCACAGTTTCGCCATGTTGCTTTGTTCTTACCGAGCCACGGAGCAAGTCCAGCTCGTCGTCTGATAATTTTCCTGCGTTCGCCCTCCGCAGAATGTCGAGCATGAAGCCCGCCGTCTCGCGTGCTTCGCCCTGACGCTTGATGTCGAGCGCCGCTTTTGAGTGTGCCGCCTTCGTGATGTAGGCGAACACGTTGAGCGCGTATGCCTTTCGCTTCACTACCACTTCGTCATCGAAATACTCCTCTCGGTCTTGCGTCTCGCGCAATGTCTGCATCGCATCGTTCGCAAGTTCCGCGCCGAGTGTGTGCATCGACTCCTCAAGTTGGTGCATCGTTGGATTCGCCTCTGGGTCAATGAGCCGTGTCTCCTCGCGGATAGCGAGTCGCTCCTCCGCAGTGTGCACGAGTCCTGAATGTTCCGCGTCCCACTTCTTCCTCCAGCGCTGATACATTCCCGTCTGCGGAAAGAAATCGCCAGGAGGCGTGATAGCGTTGAACATGTCAACGATTTTGATTGCATTAAACTTCTCGCCCGTTTGGAATCGCCTTTCAATATAAAAATCTCGGAACGCAGGGATGCGGTCTCGAATCTCTGCGAGCTTTCGGAAGCGCCCATCGAAATTGGCATAGGTCGGATACTTGCTCCGCTTCAAAGACCCGCCATGTGGCTGTGACTCCTGCGAAACTTGCAGTGCTCCTTCGGGTGTGTTCTGCTCGGATGAGACAGGATTATGTTCAGTGATACCAGTCATACTAAAATGATAACATTATTTTGATTTGTACACACTCTCCCCACGTTATTCACACCCCAGTATTTGACAGGCGTGCTCGCATTTGCTACGCTCTAGGTATGGAAACATCATGCTTCAATTTGAATAAAAAGACCACTACGCTCTGGCGGTGTCCGAAAGGCATCCGCCAAGTAGGAATTGGGATTGAAGCTCCCGTTTCCCACCGCTAGAGCATAGTGGTTTTTGTTTTGTCTCTCCTGCTCGTAGCTCCCCTCGAAAGAGCCACGAGCAGGGAAGGCAAAATGGGGCATCCCCCATTCTTCTTCCCTCGGATACGAGGATTCCGTAAAATCCTAACCAGAGGAAGAATGATACGAACCTCACGAACGTATCATTCTATCTCATCCTAGTACGATTGGTATCATTCTGTCAAGGTTTATATCATCGTAGCTGTGGAAACAAGCAAGGTGGCAAGGGTAAAACCGCGCCAATAAGTCCCGCTCATGTGAGCGCCCCGCGAGTGTCAACGCTGGTGAACCGTACCAAAGCGACTCGTGGGGTCAGAAGACCACCTGAACATTTACATCATCATAGAGGGCAGGCAGGAATACCATCACCGCATGTAAATCCTAGTCGCCGAGAGTAGCTCAAAAAGACGCTGCACTCATTCCAGTCGGAATGAAAGCCCACGTCTCAAAAGAGCGAGTAGGTGTGTTGGTTAATCGGGGAGCCGACCAACACTTCGCCACGTGTTCCACGTGTAACGCCTACTCGCATGTCACCGCTCAACCGACAGGCAAGACATTGCCAGGTCACTTCTTCTCAAGGGTAGCGAATCCCATGAGTTAAACACACGGAAACCTCACGACACCGCGTGCATGAAGCAACTCTCACTAGGAAAAGTCCTCTATGATGATTCACCAATGCACTTTTTGAGTGTAGGGGGCTTTTTTGTCTCCGTTTCCTTCTCTCCCGTTGCATAAATAAAAACCTAAACCCTACCAAGCTAACACCTGGAGGGAACATGGTCGTGACCAACACCGAGACGGGAAGGGTTCCATGTGAAACTTTTGTCTTGGAGGGGGTGTCCCCCCGCGAAAAAAAGTTCACAAAACCAAAACTCCCACCACCAAATATCATTTTTTGCAAATATCATTTTTTGTGTAGCTCTGTGCATGACTAGCTCACCCGTGGTGTTTGTGTGCTCTCTCTCCACCCCTCTATGCTTGGGGAATAGCCGAGACGCACACCACGAGGAGGAAATGAGGGAGACAAGGAGGGGGAGATACACCCCACACATCACCCCGCATCATTCCCTCTCATGGTGTATCATCCTCTCTCACTTGGTCTCATGATGAGTCAGGATGAAAGCAGGAGCCGAACCACACCACACAGGGGAGCACCCAACACGCCCCGCCACATGTCGCCTTGCATATCTCTCTGGTGTCTCACTTGCACGATGATACGCAATGATATATAATGATATAGGATGATATACAGTTATCCACAGTGATACGCTTGACACTAAAATGATATAGGATTATACTCTATACAGTGATGAAGAAAGCATCATCACATGTACATTGACAAGGCGAGCACGAGGGAGCAGGACAGCAAACGGTGACACGTTCACACCCGCACCCAAACAAAACGAGGCGCACAAGCGGACGCAAAAACAATAAAACACTATCCACCGCGTGCACCCTCTCTCTGGTCTCGCCTTGCCAGTGTATAGCACTGGTGTACCTTGACAACTAAATAAAATTGTATCATCTCTCAATCGTGGGAGTGTCCATGCAAATGTAACGAATAACGTAACAATCACATGAACACACTACCAACAATCAGGAGCTATGGAGAATACAAGAGCGGGAACTATGGAGCGCACAGCTTGCGCGTGGATATAGGCACCCTCTCTCTGTACTTCTCTTATGAAACAGTGGTCGCCTTTCAGGACGTGGACGGGCTAAAGGTTCGCCAAAACGACTGGAGCACCACCACAGGAAAGCATCTCAACTGGATTGATGGAGGCGACAAAAAAGCTCGCCTCGCATCACAGGACTTTGAGGACGCACTAAAAGCGAAGCTCGCGCAATACGGGCTAACGTCAAATGATTAAGACAGTGGGAGCCGTAGCGCTCGCCATTCTAATGCTTGATGCTCTCGCATTCTTTGCGTGGGTATTGAGTGGGCAAACGCCCGCCGATGGTTTCTACTTTGGAGCCATCACAGCAAACATTATAAAAGCATTGCTCGCGCTCTAGTCAGGCGCGGGGACGCTCTCACGATTGAGGGATGATACACGATGAAGAATATATTACTCACTAAATCGCAACGGCACCACATCACACATCAGTGATTGTCACGATGAACGACTAGCGTCTTTCATCCACCACATTACAGCGCTACACACAGGAGTGTGTGTTGAAACAGCTAAAAAACATTGTCGGCGCGGGCAACCATCACTTGCGAAAGCTCTTTGAGCGTATGCGTGTGATTGATGCGCTCCCAAATACTCTAACGGGTAAATGCCTAACAACATCGCGTGCGTGCTGGGTAGTGTGGTGGATGAAGGACACTGGAAACAGTGTTCTTCGGCAAGCAAAATGGTCTCGCCAAAAGGTGAACGCGAGCGCAAGGGTATCCCGCGCACGGAGACGCGAAAGCGGACAGATTCTCTTAGCGACCCGTAATCAGATCATTCAGAGATTTGATGTTATGCTTCTCGAGATAAGTCCCGAGTTGCATATCAGACCTGACACCAAGGTCAATACCGTATTGTTTCTCAATAGTACCAATGTGGGTGTCGTCACGCTTATCACGTAGCAATCCACTTTGGTTTCGAGAACGGCAACCCTTCATACCAGGTGCGTCATTCTTACACTTTGCCATAGGCTTTTTCGGATTAAGTTAATAATGCCGAGAAAAGGTTCGACTATGTTGCAGCTCGTTCGTAATTGGCACGATTTTTAAAAAGCTCGGGGAATAAAATCATGCAATCAACTTTAAATCTTTCTTTGTCTTCTGATTCTAAAGTTCGAAACTGCTTAATGATTGGAGAGGGCGATTCAGATTCTTCATCAATCCACCACAAACCCTCGCCGTCTTTTAGTTGACCCCTGTAATATGATTTTATTTGTTGAATTGTATCCCCACTTGTTCGCAACACATCATAATCAACGCCCATTTTTTCGAATATGGAATTTCCATTTGGCAAGTCCATATTAATTTTGTATCTAGGGGAATGAGTGACACTAATCTCTGGTAAACACTCCTGATACAATCTATAACGTACGTCTGCTTCACCGCCAAGTTTCCCGAACATAATATAAATACGTTCCACATCTTCGATACGTGAAGACTCCAAGACGCTATTCCCCGTGGATGTCCAATGATCTTTAGTCGTTATTTTAACTTCCACTCCAAAATATCCATTTGCGACTATATCGGGAAAGGCGTGGACTCCTGTTTGTTTTATCGTACCTTCAAACTCTGTTCCAACAGACGCTTCACACATCTTCTCGCAAACTAATTCTTCGAAATCTAAAGCACCAATTTTGTTGTCCGTTCTGATTTTAGTAACCAAAAGCTCCTTAGATTTTTCCAACAAGGTAATGAAATTTTTTTCGTTTGCGTCTTTCCTTTCAGCGTAAATCATTTTATTTCAAATTTTTATCAAGAAATTTTGCTATGGACTTAGCAACATGCCACGCAAAAACTGGAGGCACGGCGTTCCCGATCTGTTTGTATGCTTGAGAGGTAGATGGTAAAAATTCCATATCATCGGGAAATGATTGAATTCTTGCCGCCTCCCGAGCAGAAAGTCGTCTTTTACCATTCCAATGGTATTCAATATTGCCGTGGTGTTCAGTCCTCATTGTCGGTCCTGGTTCGTCAGCGTCTATGATCCCATTGCCTTGTCCTTTATTTTTCTTTGCTTTAGACCAGAAGTGATTCGAAAAGTCGCCTTCTTTAACATTTTCTAGATCACCGAGAGCCTCTTTTACCGACACATGTTTTCCTTTGTGGGTTGGTTTCGGATAGTCATCATCCTCAAATCTAGGAAGTACATTTTTGCGTGTCCCGATGATAATTACGCGTTCACGCATTTGTGGCACTCCATAGTCAGCCGCAAGAAGTAATTTATGGTTTACATGATATCCAAGTTCCGCAAAATCATTTTTTATGATATCAATCGCCGTACCATTATCTATCGTGAGGAGGCCTTTTACATTTTCTGCTACAAACAACATTGGTTTTGTCCTGCGAATAACCTCAGCCATACTGCGATACAAGAGTCCTTTCTCGCTATTGAATCCTCGGCGCTTCCCCGCATGACTAAACTCTTGACATGGGAAACCACCAAGGACAATATCTGCTTTTTTTGGTAGTGGCGAGTCAAACATTGCGCTGTGCTTGTCGTTCAAAATATCAACAATGCTTCCGCAAACAATGTCGTGTTTAAAATAATTTTTGAAAGTTTTGCAGGCCGCCTTGTCAAAGTCATTCGCCCAATCTATGACAAAAGGGTGTTTGTTGTAATTCTTGCCGTTTGATTTAAACCCGCCAACAAAACCAAGATCCAAACCACCGCAACCAGCAAAAAGTGAAACGATCGTGAATTTATTTTTAGTATTTTTTGCCATAAAATTATTTCAAAAGTTCACTACTGCTCACTCCCAACGCTTTCGCTATCTTTTCTATTGTAGCAAGTGTCGGGTTTGCTTTACCAGCTTCAACATTACTAATGTATGCTCGGTCTAAGCCCAACAATCGACAGATGTCGCCTTGCGACATCTTCTTTTGTTGGCGTATACGTTTGATACTTTTCCCGAGCTTAATTGAGGGAGTATTCATATCCACAAGTGTATTATAATGATTATTGTAATATAAAACAATCTTGTGATATATTACAATTATGTGGATAATGTTGAAGCGGCGGAAACAAAACCATAAAATTTCCTTTCATTTTTTAAGCGGCTCCCCCCACACCCCCCGCCGAAAATGGATTGGTAAGGAAATTTTTGGTTTTGGTTCGCGACCGGAGGGAGCGCGAGGCGCACACATCTTGGAATTACTATGAAGCACGAGTATCACTTTGACGGATTCACCATCGGAAGCAACCCCTCGAAAGTAGGCGGTGGCTTCACAATCAAAAGCGCTGACGGGTTCCTGTTCACGCACCGCATCCTCCGCAACCCAGTGTTGTATCGAGACCAACCATTCACCAACAATGAAGGCGAGTTGCTCGGCGCAATCTTCGCATCAGCAATGGCACCTCACGGCGCTGTGCTGGTGACGGATAGCAGGAACACGGAGGCGTGGCTCAAGAGCGGGAATCCGAAAGCACGCCCAGACCTCAAATGGCTGTGCCAGTTGGGGCAGGCAATTATCAAGCAGAAAGAACAGACCTTGCAGTGGCGCGGTCGAGACCACAATCTCGCAGGTCAACATAACGAGTTTGAACTAGGCGTATGAACAAACACCCAGAGTTCCCATTCTACGAGTACCAATTCTTCTCTGATGCGAAGAAGATGTGTGATTGGCTCAACAAGCAACCGAACACGATGCGCATCATCAACTGTTTCACCACAGGAGGTGGTGCATACCACATCGTCACTGTGCGCGAGCGCCAAGCTGGAGAATAACTATGCAACCTTGTACGAAAAGCGATGACGGCAGGCACAACTTCAATCCTCACACGGGCGACTGTATGTGGGGGTGCGGAGTGAACCAGCGTGGTATCAAACCGATTCAAAAGACATCGCTCTTTGAGCAGGGGATGGCACGCATCATGACTCCGCAAAAGCCGAAGCGTGGTATCCACACCGAGCTTCAAGACCTCGTTGCCCAACTCATCGAAGAATACGACGAGCCACCATACATCATGGTCGGAGGGCGCAAGGTCAAGACGTTCGGATACTACATCGGCAAGTTGAGTCGAGTCCCGCTCTCCACCATCTACATGTGGCGAGCGAGCGTGAAGCAGGGACGCGACATCACCAACAAAGGCAAGGTCTTCTGGTGGTACTACCGCGAATGGCGGAAGGGTATTACCAAGAAGAAGTAGGCGTGATACCTTGCCATGAGATGTTCTCTCCTCGGTACACGACACTGTAATGGGTGCGGTCGAGGGTCTGGGGCTGACTTGGCTTCAATTGCTTTGCTCTTTGAAAATCTGCGAGTAGAAACCGCCTTCAATTCTTAAAAAGGAGGCAACTGATACATGCAAAAGCATCTATCGTTTCTCCGTTCTTCCCAGATGCCCGCGCTCTTGAGCGCGAGATGGTACTGGCGTAACGGCGTGCTCTCGGTGAGATACTGCTGGTATCCGAGAGGGCGTAATCACTAGCAGTTGGTGGAGGTGAACCCGCCGACCTCAACTGTCAAAAGTAAGGTAGGCAAGCTGGTGCGAAGCCAGCAAAAGGGTGCCAATACCCTGAATTGGACACACTCGTAGAGGATTTTCAAAACCATTGCAACACGGGGGTTCGATTCCCCCCAGCTCCACTTGGATTATCCACAATGAGAGGGCGTGATACGCTTGCATACAGGATGAGAAAGAGTTATACTGGATGATACGTGGATAGGGTCGGTTCCACGGGAAACACCACATGACTCAAAAATAAAACAGTATCAAATATGCAAGACAAAGAACTCGTGTGCGTGAATCCAAAGTGCGGAGACACCTTTGTGTGGACAGCAGGAGAGCAGAACTTCATGCAGAATCTTCTCGAACAAGGGAAGATTGATGTCGTTGTGGAACCGAAGCGATGCCCTGACTGCCGACGCGCAAAGAAAGAACGCTTTGAAAAGAAGAATAATCGCAACTAATAATGAAGAAATATCAGGAGGCAGAGTCGTTCGTCAATCAGCAGTTTTACGAAGGCACCTATGACAGCAATGTGAAGCTCCGTATCGGAGACAAGGTGAATGAGAAACTGGAGGCGGACAACAAAGCCAAAGACCCAGAATACTATGGGCACCGAGATGGCGTGGTACACACTTCATCTCTCTACGGCTGTATGCGCGGTCTCGTGCATCAAGCCATCGGTTCACCGAAGACATCAGCTCCTGACACTCGCAAGCTCGGAATCTTCAAGGCGGGAAACCTCTTTGAAGATTTCGTGGTCGATTCCCTCGGAGGGTTGGTGCTCAATCGTCAGACCGAGTACCTCTACAAGCACAAGCATCTCGTCGTGACTGGACGCGATGATGGATTGCTCTACCACGATGAGCAGTATCGTTTGCTTGAAGCGAAGTCAGTGCACTCCGATTCATTCTGGTACCGCCAGCGTGAAGGCGTGCTCGTGCAGTGGCACAACCAGCTCCAGCTCATGAGCTACCTCTGGTTCCGTCGCATCCTTCCATTCGTGTACGTCTTCAAGAATGACGTGACTGGTGAGGAGGGTGAGGTATGGAGCAACATGACTGCCGAGGAGGTGGCAACCTACAAGAAGGGCAACACCTTCGTGAAGCAAATCGAGAAGCCCGCATACGCAGACAGCATCGGCGGAATCTTCTCATACATTTCAAAGGACGACTGTACCGTGGAGTCAGCGCCCGTGAAGTTCAACGAAAATCTTATCAACGAAATCATTATTCCCGTGCTCGATACCGTTGACTCGGCATACGGCACGCTCGTGGAATCTGGTCTCCTTGAGAATCTCAAGAAGGCAGAGAGCGAGGAGGCGCGAGAGATTGCGCAAGCGGAAATCAATGAGTTCATCAAGAAGACAGTGCCTGCACCTGACCTCGCCATCTATGTCGAAGGCAAGAAGCAGTGGCAGACCAACTGGCTTTGCAAGTACAACGACTACGCCGAGCTTTGCTACGGCAAGGGTTGGGTACTCGAAGCGGGCGACCTCGTGAAGCGGAAGAATAAAGAATTGAAAGAGGGTGCGTTCGCTTCGGTAATGGAATCAGTCAACAATGGCAATGCTTGACGAACTAGATGATTTTGAAATCGAAGACGAGGAGGAGGACGACCTCCTTGAAGACGACGACTTCGATGAGGACGAAGACCTCGACGATTATGAGTAATAAAAAGAAGCTGAAAAAGCTACACCGCAAACATGTCAGAGCACAACGAAACGCATCCAAAAACCATCGTCATTCAAATGACGAGGGAGGAGCACAACAAGCGCCGAACAATTCTCATCGCTGATGAGCACTTCGAGACGTTCGTAAAGTTCATGGACGCTGGCGCGAAAGCACATGGGCACAACGTGCTGTTTGAAGAACAGCAAGACGTGCTATAATAACAGGCGTGGTGAAGTCGAACCACGCTTTATTAAATAGCACACTCTTTATGGGAACTACTAAAAAGTTATCCTTCAAGAAGAAGACCAAGCGCTACTACGGGCTTGACAAGGTACGCAAGGGAGCAAAACTCGCTTGGGTATCACAGCAAAACAAGTACGGCTGGTCACTCGGTCTGGCTCACGGTAAGCGCACCATCTGGCTCCGCAACGTGCGGTTCAGGTCAGAGGTAGAGGTGAAGCGGGCGCTCAAGTCGAACGTCGTCTTCGTCCACTTGAAGGAAAAGTAAAACGTCCGCCCCACGATACGGGGCAATATAACTCTAAATATAACTCTATGAAAATTACCAAACTCCACATCGTCAACTTCTTGAAGCTCAAGGATGTTGAGATGAATCCATCCAAGACCAACGTCATCGTTGGCAAAAACAAACAGGGGAAGACCTCCATCATCAAGGCGCTCCAAGCTGCCTTTGATGGGAAGCTCGACCCGTCAGCAATCCACGTGGGTGCTGACAAAGCAGAGATTACCGTCGAGCTGGACGAGGTGACGATTCGCCGTTCTCTCACCGAGAAGGGTGCGTACCTCGACATCAGCAACAAGGACGGGTTCAAGATGCCATCACCGCAGAAGTTCCTTGATGGAATCCTCGGCTCGTTCGCATTCAACCCGATTGACTTCTTCAACATGAAGCCAGAGGAGCAGAGGCAATCTCTCCTCGAAGCGGTGAAGATGAAAATCACTGGCGAGGAACTGGTGGCAATGGTGCCAGAGCTTCAAGGTCTCCAGCTCCCAGAGGTCAACTACGATGCGCACGCATTGGAGGTGGTTGAGGGTGTCTGCAAGCAGTTCTACCAACAGCGCACCGTTGCGAATGCGGAGGTGACGAAGAAGCGCAAGACGCTCGACGACACGCTCGCATCAATCCCCGAAGGGTTTGACCCTTCAAAGGTTTCTGATGAGCACATTGAGAACCTGCGCAAAGCCATCGAGACCGACAAGCTCACCCGCGAAAAAGCACAGGCACACGAGCGTGAATACAAACAGCTCGGCAAGGATGTCGAAGACCTTGAGGAGCAAATCCGCTCACTCACTGCCAAGCGTGATGAGAAGGTCGCCAAGATGGAGGAGATGGCGAAGGTTGAGTTCGACCTTTCAGACGACACCACCATCGAGGCAGCCGAGGTGTCTCTCAAGAATCTCGAAGCACAGCGACAGCACGTGTACTCATTCAAGCGTGCCGAGGAATTGCGCGGTGAACTCTCAAACGCAATGACTACTGCCGAGAAGCTGGATGCAATCGTGAAGAAATTGCAGAAGGATGTACCCGCAGCACTCGTGTCAAAGGTACAACTCCCAGTTGAAGGTCTTGCTATCACAGAGAATGGCATCATGGTCGGTGACATCGCCATTGAAAATCTCTCTGCATCAGAACAGTTGCGCTTCGCACTGGCAATCACCCGTGCACTCAATGACAAGTTCAAGGTCATCTGCATTGATGGCGTGGAGCTTCTCGACAAGGAGAACTTCGAACTGTTCCTCAAGGAGATTGAGTCCGACGATTACCAATACTTCGTCACGCGGGTTGATGGCACGGGGGAGAACGTCATTGAAATCGAGGACGGGGCTATCAAAGCGTAGCCCATGCGCGACAGAAACATCCCGAAAATGCCAGTCGGTCGGTATGCAGGCACGCCTGTTGACCAGCTCCCCAACGGATACCTTCGCTGGGTGGTGATGCAGGATTTCCCGATGGAGATTATCAATGTCGCTCGCAGGAAACTTGCAGAGTCGCCGTACAGCAATGAGTATCTCAACGTCTCACGGCACGCATACGACCAGTTCTCACTCCGCTTTCTCGGTCTTTGGCACGACGAAGGTAAAGGTCTCGGTATCGGAACTTTCATCGCTCGTCGCGCAGAGGAAGCGTGGGAGGCGGGAGATGATGTCAGCAAGCGCCGTCACAAAGACGATGGCATTGTGAAGCTCTACCGCCGAATCAAATGGGTGTTCGCCGTCTCACCGAACTTCCCCGATTACAAAGAACTCATCACGGTCATGCCCGCCGATGATACAGAGTGAGACAGAATGAGACCAGATTATCCACAATGATACTGTTGACAATAGAATGATACAGGATTATACTGGATGATATAAGGTCGATATTATTAGCCCCCTCGAAGTAGTACAATATCTATGGAGAACCAGAATCAAAATCCACAATCAGCGCCACCAAAAAAAGACCTTGAGGTTCTTTGGACGGTGGCACAGGTTGCCCAATACCTTCTCGTTCAGAGAGGCACGGTGTACAACTGGCTCTCGCAGGGTCAAATCATTGACCCGAAGCGAGTCATTCGCATCGGCAAAAAGGTTCGGATTCCCCGTAGTGAAGTCGAACGAATCGCGGGGAATATCAAAAGTAACTTACAACAACAATAACCATGTCAAACGTACTAGATTCATTCATCAATAAGAAGAAGGCAGAGAGCGCATTCCTTTCCCTCGCGGATGGAGAAAGCGCACGCATCGTAAACCTTCGCAAGATTGATACGTTCAAGAAGCCAGGTTTCAAAGGAGGTGAGTTGCAGGAGTGCTTGCGTCTCGTCATTGACGTTGACACATCGGAAGGTGTGAAGACCAAGAACTTCGACAACCCAACAGCACGTTTCGCCAACGAGTTGATTGAGAAGAAGGTTGAAATCGGCGGTTCGTTCGTGCTCACTCGCACGGGTGAACAGTTCAACACTCGATACTCCGTCTCCGAAGTGAAGAAGGCAGACGGCACGCCTGTGGCTGCTCCCGCAACTCCAGCTCCGACAGCAACTCCCGAAGCACCACAGACAGAGCACGCGGCAGAGTAGCCGCACGTGATGACAGCTTCACTCCAAACCCTCGTCGCATCTCTTATAGCCCTGACGCTCCTGCTCACACCATCGGTGGAGCACGGAGCGGTAGAGCAAGAGGAACCTCCATCGGAGGTGGTGACGAAGGAAGAAGTGACTGAACACGTCAGAGAATATCTTGAGTCGAAGGACTCGCCCCTAGCCGAAGATGTTGAGCACGTTCTTAATCTCAAACATTGGAAGCTACTCATTGCAATCAGTGCCATCGAGTCACAGTATTGCAAGAGACAGTTGAGTTTCAACTGCTGGGGTATCGGGGGTGACTCCGCTTATCGGCACTACAATTCTTTCTCGGAGGCAGCAACGGATGCAGACGCTCTCATCACACGATGGCAAGAGCGAGGACGCTGGCTCACGGTCGAAGATATGAATTGTCACTACGTGGTACCTTGCAATCCGAACTGGGTGCGCGTAGTTAATCTGGTTCTCTCCGAACTCGATGCTCTCACAGGAACAACGACAACAACTATTGCAGAAGACGCGGAATAATTGGTCACAAGCCGAGATTTCCGCATACCTGACGCAAGAGTGTGGTCTCTCCATGCGGGATGCCTATCACGAGAGGAATTGGGCAGTAAAAATTATCCAAGATGAAAAAGCAAAACAAGCAGCAGAAGACGCGGCTCGTCCGCCAGGCGAAAAGGAAAGGATTGAAGCAGAGCACAAGGCGGAAATTGCTCGCCAACAGGAAGAAGCAGAGCGGGAGCGTGTCGCAAAGTGCAATCCGTCGTACCTCCCTGATGAAAAGCATCCTGAAAAAGAGTGCGCGACGTGCGGAGACCCCCACTTCTGGTGCGACTGCACGTGCAAAAGAACGTCCGACATTCCTTTCTAGGGTCAGCAAAAAGTTATGGAACAGGAAGACGGACTAGGTGCCCTTCACAACTTTGCGAAGAAGCATGACGAGCGTGCAGCCGAGTGGCTTCAACGTATCGAGGATATGCTGGGTGACTACGAGACGTATGGATGGGCAGAGGATACCCTCATCGGTATCTACGACCACATCATGAATACGAACTCCATCACTGACAAGCAGATTCAAGCCGTGGAGAACATCCGTGATGCAAAAAACAATCGGAGATGGTAATATAGAATCACGCCTATGTCAGAAACACACACAAAATCGCTCGAACACGAAGCCGAAGAAGCTGCGAAACGAGCAGAAATTATCAGCAAGGTCACGCTCGAAGTCGAGGGCGTGTTCCTGCGAGAGCACATCACCTTCCGAGAACTTCAAGAAATCTTCAACAAGTTCATGGACAGGCAGGTGCGCGTCGCTGAAACAATCACAGTCAACGAAGCCAAAGAGCGCTTCAATAACCTATAAAATTATGGAGCAAGACAAAGCAAAACTCGCAGAGATGAATGCGAAGGAATCACAAGAAGCACTGCGTCTCGCCGAGGAGCAAAAGGCGCGTGACCGTGCTGCGGGTATTCCAACGAATCCTGCGGAGCTTACTTCTCACATTGCAAAAAGTGTCCAAAAGAAACTTGAGAACGATGACTTCTCTGTGGTCGTGGATGATGCGACAGGTCAGCACGTTCCTCCGCGTCGTTCGACCCAAGAATAATCCTATGAGTGAAAAAGGAATCCCATCACCATTCTGGCAACCAGAAAGAGAACCACTGCCATCTGATGTGCAGGCGGAGGTTGATGCTATCACCAAACAAATGCAGCCCGCTATCCAGCGTCTCTGCAAATTGGTGAAGGAGCAAGACCTCAAGTGCTTCGACATCACGGGCGGTATGTATGGCATCGGAGTATCACTCGGAGTGCACAACCCGAACGCCCCTCATCCTGACATGCCAGAGGACATCGCCGAGATGCTCGGAGACCCTGCTGACATGCTCCGTTCGATGGGTATTCCTGTGCCTCCAGGGGCGAAAGTGCAGGTATCAGCTCACAGAATCCACAAACACGGCTCAACACCCGCAAAGCCCCCTATCGCCTCACCTGGGGCACCACAGCAAGCCACAGGGGGTGCTACGGCTGTGCCTGCTGATTTAGTGGCAGGAATTACCACACTTCTGCGACAGATGTATCCGACTGTCAAGGACACAGAGGTGCTCGGTGCCATCTATTCCCCTCACCACAACGCTGCGGTCGAAATTAGCAAAGTAATGGAGGCAGCGAGGAAACGCGACCGCGACGAGATTTTGCGTCGCATGACCGAGTTCCTCAACAGCTTCAAATCATGATTAATGAAAGAGAACAAGACATCCAACGAAGCATCCTCGACTTCCTTGCCCTCAAGCGATTCGTCGCCGTCAAATACCACTCCACAGTCGGAGTCGCACGAGAGGGAAAGTACGTCCCCATCAAAACAGGAACCAAAGGAACAGCCGACATCCTCGCCTGCGCCCCAGATGGAAGATTCTGGGCAATCGAAGTCAAACGAAAAGGAGGACGGGTCTCGCCCGAACAGCGAGAGTATCTCGACCGAATCATTGCCAATGGAGGAGTCGGTATTGTTGCCTTCTCGATTGACGATGTTGTGGCAGCTCTTGAAGGCGGAAGTGGTGGCAAAGCCACTCCATAAATGGAGAACCCGCTACCGCCCGATTCCAAAGTCAGGAGCACGTATCCTCTCAAAGCCGACCGTTCCGTGGACTGACTTCTCGCCAGAGGGTCAGAAGAAATTGGAGAAGCACATCGTCCACATGCTGACGGTACTCGGCTCACAGAAGTGGGGACAAAAGCTCGGCATCGCAGCCAACCAAGCTGGACTCAAGTATCGGATGTGCATCTGTCTCGGAAAGTTGTACATCAACCCAGAGTTCACACCAACGAAAGCTCCGCCCGAAATCTCTCGTGAAGGATGCTACTCGCTGGGTGAAGGTGAGTTGTATGAGATTCCTCGTGCCAAGTACGGCTGGCTCAAGTACCAGGACACCAAAGGTGAGTGGCATGAGGAGAAAGTCAAAGGCATCGAGGCAATCGTGGTACAGCACGAGCTAGACCACCTTGACGGCAAGTTATGCAGTGCGGGTGGAAAATTGGTTTCATCGCCGAAGAAGGCGTGATACAATAAAGACGTGCTTTAGTTGGGCACGCAATTATAAACAGTAACTATATTTTGAGTCATGACTCCAAATAAAAAGTATGAGGTTCTCCAGCCGATTGAAATCGGCGGAGCAATCCAAGAAGTAGGCGCTGTGATTGAACTGCCAGAGGCAGAAGCAACGCAGCACGTACAGCTCGGTGCATTAAAAGAAGTTGAAGACAACGGTGGAAGTGAAGGCGGAAGCGCCCCAGCTCCTACCACTCCTGAAACGCCAGCAGGCGGTGAAGGTGGTCAGGCAACTCCTGCGCCAGAAGCTCCAGCTCCTGCTGCTGAACCAGCAGCACCCGCACCAGAGGCACCCGCTCCTGCAAAGGAAGGTGAAGAAGGATGGGCAGGCAACCATGTTGTCGGCGGGAATGAGAATGCGCCGTTGCGCACTCCTCACCCTGACCTCAACAAAGAGCCAGCAGAAGCTGCTGCCTAGTCAGCCAAATAAAAGAACCCCGTACCAACTTCGGTACGGGGTTTTTTGGTGGAGAGATACGGGCTGTTCGCTCCCTATGATTTGCCATTGAAGGCATGACCTGTTCGGGTCGAGGAATGAGCTATTGAGCGCGAAGCCCTCCACAACCATTATACCCCAACTGGGGATAACTGGTCGAACAAGTGGATAACCCTACGGCTTGACCTCCTCTTTCACTTCCTCTTTCACTGGGGCAGAGCCACGCTCTACAACGCCCTCACGGGGCTTGAGATTTGTATTGATTCCAAGAAGGTCAGCAGCGTGGATACGGAGAGTTTTCAACTCCTCATCGTTCTCTTTGATTTGAGAATCCACCCCTGCGTTGTATGTGTTCCTCTCCTTCCTCAACAGGTCATTCGCGCTCTGACGCTCATCAATAAGAACCTTGATGGTATTAAGATTGTCGGGCATCTGCTTTTTGTCGAATGCTGTTTTGCTCATGGTTATTTCCCAGCGAAGGGTTTGTTAGAATCGCCCTTGTTGGCGAAGTAGAAAGAGAACGCCATACCTGCAAGCATCATGAAGTCCTTTGGGTCGATGGTTCCCTTGAAGGTGAGCACCACCACGGCAACCGCCATGAGGATGAACACGATTTTTGAAGCTGATGTGTAGATTTTATCCATAGATTTTGTTCAATGATGCAATCGTCTTGGCACCAACCCGACGACCTTGAAGCGAGTTGAGTTCTGCCATCGGCGCGACTGCGTGCTTTACCTGATAATTATACACCGCCTTTGCAGTGATTGCACCGTAGTATCCAGTGCTGTCGATATTGAGCGGGAACAGACCCTCATATTTGAGGATGTCTTGGAGCGCCTTCACGTCGGCATCCACGAAGAATGTTGGTGAGAACTCAAGCTCCTTCGTGAATCGGTATCGTGGCTTTGGAGTCACTGGCTCTGGGAGCACGGCTGATTCTTGGAACGCGAAGTTCATCGGGTATCGGTTGAACCAGTTGCGAGCATTGAAGAACTCGCGGGTGATGAGTCGGCGTGATACGCCTCCAAAGTGCGCAGAGTCCTCACAGAGAATGTACTCCTTGCCCTTGTATTTGAAGTAATCCACCGCAGTGATTGAGTGGCGTGAGCCAGTAGCGATGGTCAGGTTCGGGTTCTTCACGACGGGAATCGAGAAGTTCAGCTTCTTGTCGGCAGCGTTGCCAAACTCGGCAGAGGTGAAGTAGAACCACACCATCACACCCTTGCCTGTCTGTTGAATCACAGAAGCAACAGTATCGAAGTCGCCATTGGCAATACCGATGTGACCAGAGACCTTGAAGATTTCACCAACACGGCGCTCGTAGTCCTCGACGGGATAGTTATCTACCTCCGCCTCCTTCATCTTGTCGGAAGGCACCAGTGCCTCAAGAGTGAGACCGTCCTTTCGCCAAAGCTCAAACGCTTCAACGCCAATCATTCCGCCTGACGGACGGTTTGAGCGCTTCTGATAAATTGGAGTCGCAGAGAATGCAACATAGGTCTTCTCCTTCAACCAAAGAAGAATGCTGCCGAGCTTCTTGAGGGTCTGCGCGACACACGTGCTCGATGACACCTGGTCTTGCTCTGGGAACTCGCGCCAGTCTTTCGGGTCTTTCTCAACCCAGATAACGGGAGCGACAGAAGCGACCGCCTCACTCAAGAAGTAGTCCTTCTCTTTTTCGAACTGTGGGCGCAGGTCAATCTGTGCACCGAGATTTGTTGGAAGATTTGTTGTGGACATATATTTGTTGGTTAATTATTTCGCTTGACGGGGCATCCTCTCATCAATGATGGTGCTCAAACGGGTCACATTGAGCGCCAAGTTATGAATGTTCTTTGAGAGTTCCGTCATATTTTTTTCGACCGTGACGAGATGACTGGTTTTGATTTCAATCACCTCCCTCTTGAGAGCGTCCAGCTCCTCACGGAACTTGATACCGTTCTCGTTATTTTTAATCTGTGGATTGCGGAAGCTGTTGTACACCGTGAAGATGATACTCAAAAGACCAGCCAACCCAAGCAGATATGCGATTGTTTCAGATGTCAGTTGCATATTACTCTTTTGGCTTCTCCTCTTTGGGAGCCGCATTATTGAAATGACGCTCGAAAACGTCGGCTGCTAAAACGAGGGTGGAGAACATGTACAGCATCCACGAACCGTCCGAAGCGACCTCGACGACCACGATAGCCAAAACCAGAAGACCCAGCAAAAAATCAAAAGGCGTGACGAACACCTTTGTGAGTGCTGATGCCATCGCGCGTGCTGGGAAAAGGAAGCGGGCTGACCACTTCACTCTTTCCTCTGGTCTATTCGGAATGTCCAATTTCTCTGTGAGTGCCATAGTAAAATTATAACATTACACCTCGCGGAGCGACAACCCAAAAGTGTATTCAACATGCTTCCCTTCGAGGAGCACGGGGATTCGACTCTCCACGCCTAGCACCAGCACCTTGTACCCGTTGTGGATTTGCGTGCTGGCAGTGTGTGAGACCGCTTTGGTACCACGGGCACCTCGAACCACCCCCGTAAATGACTTGGGGGTTTTGCCCGTATAGAACACCTCCTCGTCATCAATACGCAACCGACCTTGCTCTGGGAAGTCGTTGGTGGTGGCGACGTTGATGGTGGTCGCAGAGTCGGAAAGGGGGTTATCGGTGATAGTGGTAGAGGCATAGTCAACGTCTTGGAAATCGAGCTGTGATTTCGTCCACCATGCACGCTCAAGACGGCTCTTGAGTTCACGAGCCGTGGTCTCTGGGAGCGCACCGTCAAGCGTCTTGGTCTCGTCCCCGATGTTCGCATTGATATTCCACTGCTTCTTGTATTCAGGCATTGGAAGGTACTCAAGCGTGAAGTCGGTGAGACCTGGGGTGTTGGTGCCGTCAGCTTGAAGCTCCACGCGGAACCACACCTTCTTTGCGGTGGTGCCAGCAGGGAAGTTGAAGGTCTTGGAAACAGCCGAAGCCCCATCGAGAGAATGGCTCGCAGTACCGAGAAGCGTCCATCCGCCTGTGGTGAGGTCGGGGTCAGGAAGCGGGTTGGTGCTGTAATACACGCGAATGATTTGGTCAGTGGCAAACTGCTCGAAGCCGATATTCACCGAGTTGAGGAGCTTGTCGATTGACTGGAGCTTGTCGTGCTGGCTGAAAACGAGGAAGGCAGAGTTGTTTGCACCGTCTTTGAAAATCGCACCGTCGTGCTGGTAGCGGTAGAGCTGCGACTGCGGGTCAGAGCCAGTGACCACGTTATCCACCATGTACAAATAAAAGCCGTCGCTACCGACAGGGATTGCAACCTCGTCAGGGTCGTCGCTGATTGCCTTGATGAAATTGTGCATCGCTTCGCCGTCCCAGCAGAGATTCCCCCAGTATGCAAAGTCACCGTGAACCACGGCTCCACCTTTCACCCACGGCTTCGCCTCGCGTGTAGAGAATGCCTTTTTGGTCTCATCATCTCCCCAGATTTTTGTGAGAGTCGAGCCGTCGTATTTATAAATATCCCCGTCCTCATCGTCACTTCCGTCCTTGCAGACAGTGATGAGCACGTGGTCTTTGAATCGTTTGACGAAGCGACCGCCACCGTAGTAAATACCAATCTGCGTAGAGCCATCGAACTGTGCAAGCTCGGTGACGACGTTGGTTGCAATATCAAACTCGTAGAGTCCCCACTGCGGAGAGCCAGCAACAAGGTAAATGATTTTCCCGCCGAGGTGCGCGGCTCCCGCCATCTTCGCTCCGAGAGAGATTCCGAACGGAACCTCCGCACAAAGCGTGAAATCCCCGCCCACCGTTGGTGCCTGCGAAGTCGTCTTGATGATTGAAATCTTCTCGGCAGTGGTCTTCATAAGGATGAACAGAGTGCCTCCGACATCCAAACCAAATGAACCATCGTTGTCGATTGACCCATCAATGATTCCGTTGATTGCCGTCGTTAGGTTGACGCGCGTGAATGGGTACGGAGTCGTTCCATCGTCATATTGAATCGAATCTCCGAATGCCCAGATTTTCGCACCGCGCCCAATCTCATGCACAGGGTTACTCACCGAATCCCACACCGCAGAACCGCCCAATGTGAAAGAACCACCGTTGTCTTGGAAGTGTGTGCGGTCGTTCCCTCCCTGAATCGACACCGAGACATTGAGGATTTCATTATCACTCGCATCGTTGTCATATACAAGCTCAAGGTCGTGCTCAAGACGCACCACCCCTGGCTTCGTTCGAACGTCGATGTTGGATGAGTAGTAGTATTTCGCATCATCCGCGAAGGAGAAGGTGTTTTTGATTCCACCCGTCCAGTCGGTCTGCGTCAGGTACCACCACTGCGAAAGGTCATTGTAGTCGCGGTCGCCACTGGCAAATCGCGTGCCGTACACTGGCGCGTTATTTGAGAGGTAGGCAGGACGGTCAGGAACACCTTGAAGAATGAGATCTTGAAGAATGAGACCTTGCCCGTCGAGCGCTACGTGGTATTTAGTTTTTGTAGCGACCAGTGCCATACGTTTATTTCAATGGGTTATCGTTCGGATTCTTGAGGCGTGCGCCGATACTCTTGGTGAGGGAGATTCCCTGCGCCTTCTTCATCTTCTTTGCCTCCTCGCTCGCCTTTCCATAGAACGCGTCAGTGCCATACGGAGTCGGAGACCCGTGCTGACCGACATTTGCGATGCGGTGCTGCTGCTCCGCTCCAACCTTTTTGAGTGCAGTTTTGTGCACCTCATTATTCTTCTTCACGTAATCACGTGTGCCACCCACAACATCACTGGTGACATTCACCACTGCCTTTGCTGGCGCTGTGGCGATGTTGAGTGCTTTTGAAAGTCCTTCTCTAATGTTTGCCATAGTAGTAAAAGTTATTATTTATAATTAAGGACGACCAGCCCCTTCTAATCGAACTGGAATCTGGCGTGCTGGCTTCTGGGGCTTGAGCTTCGCCTTCTCCAATTCATACAATCTGTCGAATCGGTCAGAGAGCATGATGAGTTCCTGCAACGGCGTGCGGGTACTCTCCGTGCTCATCTTCGAAACCAAATCAATCACGTTCTTGTATCGGTACCTCCAGTAGCGTGCGAGGCATCCGTAATCCACAACCGTGATGTACTTGTCCTGCACGTCAATATCATCCGTCGTCTCGTCGCCGAGGATGTATCTCTTGAGACCACGGATGCGCAGAAGTTCTCCAGTCGCGGAGAACGCATCACGCGCACCGATGTAGATGAGGTTGTTGTCTGGCTCGTAGCGCCAGTTTGCAAAGTCCTCGACGGGCTTCCAATCCTCGCCAGTGTTTCGACGGTGCTGGAACTCGTACACCGCCATACATTGTGGAATGTCGGATGAGAGGTCGAGTGAAAGCATACCCTGCGTTGTGGTGAGATTTGAATCGTCCACGAACTCCTTGAAAAAATCATCGCCAAGTGAAGCGATGGAATCGTTGATGACATCCAGCCAATCAGCGTCAGTGAGGTACACCGCGCTTCCGTCGAAAGTGATTGGATGCGTGTCAGTTGGTGCGGATGCAAAAACAATGGTGCCCGCCTGACGGTCAATCGTGTAGTGAGTGTTCTCGGTCTGGTTCGACCCTTTCACCTTCACGAGATAGGAGCTTTCGAGCACTGGGAAAGTATCTGTCGGCATTTGAAAAGCCGTGGTGGTTCCGTCACCCGTCCAATCCACGTGCACCCGTCGGGCTGTGTCCCCGACCTGCCGACGCAATTTGCTGATGTAGGTTGCGTATGTCATGTCATTAAGATTATACCACTAATGTTTTGTGGACAGTAGCGAAACACCCATTTTGGTACCCGTGTTTTTATTGAGTCCGACCTCCTTCACCACGGTACCCACCTTAAGACCTGTATTTTTATTCTTTCCAAGCTGGATTCCAATCTGCGGAATGAATCCCCAGACCGTCGCCCCTCGGTATGAGATGCCGATTTCCACACCCTGAATCTCTGCATCGCGTGCAGCGTCCACGGTGATAGCTCCAAAAACCTCTGCACCACGAGAATCATCCTCATCTGCGGTTCCATGCACCTCTGCCGAACGGTCATCATCAAGAGCTTGCGAGCCAGAGATTTCAGCAGAGCGGTCATCGTCTGCCCCCTCCGCGCCAGTGATTTCTGCGTTACGAGAATCATCGGTCTCATCCTCTCCGTGCATTTCAGCAGCACGAGACGAGTTGGCGGCAATACTACCTGTGATTTCTGCAGCACGTGCGTCGTCATCGTCAGCCGTACCGTGGATTTCGGCTGCACGATTGTCATCAGAAGCGGTGTCTCCTTCAATTTCTGCGGGGCGTGCAGAGGTTGCGGTCGTCACACCATGCACTTCTGCATCGCGCGAACTATTGACCGCCTGCGAACCTGTGACCTCTGCTGCGCGGTTATCAGAGTCGCTCGCCTGACCATGAATCTCTGCGTCACGGGAACTTGGAGTGGTCGCAACACCTTCAATTTGAGCGTCACGAGAATCATTCACCGCAATGGCACCAGTGACTTCGGCATCACGGCTATCGTTTTCCGTATCCACACCGTGTACTTCTGCATCACGAGAAGCATTCACTGCGATGCTACCAGTGATTTCCGCATCACGGGAGTCATCCGTGTCGGCAGTACCGTGAATCTCTGCATCACGGCTATTATTCTCCGTTGCCACACCATGAATCTCTGCGTCACGTGAAGCATTGGCACCCTGCGCACCTGTTACCTCGGCGGCACGCGCATCGTCATCATCCTGCGAACCTGTGATTTCCGCATCACGGGTATCATTTGCCGTAGCCACACCGTGCACTTCGGCATCTCGTGAATCATCGTCTGCCTGCGAACCAGTAATCTCTGCGTCGCGTGAATCATTCGCATCTGCGGTACCGTGGATTTCAGCATCACGAGCATCGTTAGCGCTGGCGACACCCTCAATTTCAGCATCACGAGAATCATTGTCAGTATCGACACCGTAAATCTCCGCATCTCTTGAATCATTGGCAGTTGCCGAACCGTGAATCTCCGCGTCACGTGCGTCATCATCAGCTTGAGAACCTGTGACCTCGGCATCGCGTGAGTCGTTTGCCGATGTTTGACCGTGAATCTCTGCGTCACGTGCACTGTTGGCTGATGCCTGACCAGTGATTTCCGCATCACGCGCATCATTCGCGGTTGCGACACCATGAATCTCGGCATCACGTACAGAGCTGACCGCAATAAAACCGACAATCTCCGCAGCACGTGAGCTGTTTGCTGGGGTTCCACCAGCAGAGAATGTCACACAATCTGTGTTCGACCACGGGAATGTATATTGCGTGCTATACCTGCGAACGCGGTAGCAGTATTCGTCTCCATTTGAGAACCCGCTCGTGTCGTCATAAAGGAACAGTCCGCCAGCTTCCTCAATAATAAAAGCGGTCTCAATATCACTGAATCCTCCACCGTTCAACTGGCGCTGGATTTGCCAGCCGACCTGACCCTCAATCTCCGCATCTCGTGCAGAGTTTGCTGGAGTAGCTCCGAAGATTTCAGCATCACGGGAATCATTGACATCCACGGCTGGAGAAAGACCTTTGAAAAGAGCTGCGATGATTCTCCAGTCGCCAGAGGTACAGTTTGCGGTAGCCGCTTCACTCGCCTCAATAACTTTGAAAGCGTCAGCAAAATGTGTGGTGACAGAGTTCACGTTTGAGGTGAATCCTGTGCCTGCGGTGATACCCTGGTTGTCTGCTTCGATTTCTGCGACAATGACTGCTTCCTGACCAGAGAGAGTGAGAGAAGGGGTTGCCACAGCAGTGCCATTTCCGTCGCCATTATCGAAATCAATCAGTGGGTCAACGAGACCAAACCCTTTGAACTCTCGAACCGACAACATGAAATACGCACCCGTACCACTGGCAAGAGTTGCTGTGACCACGTTGGCGGCGTGACCAAAAATGTTGTACGCATAAAAGATTGAAAGATGGTTCGGGTTCCCTGACTCGGTGAACTCATGCGCGAGGGTATATGTATTGCCAGCCGTATCTGTCACTGTCACATCTTCTGTGCTTTGGCGTGATACCAAAACAACAAGAAGGTTTCCATGAGTGTGTGCCTGCGCTGCCGTTGCCCGACTTGCCACTGCTGCCACGCTACCTGTATCAACGCGAGACACATGCCCAATCCTTCGAGGAGCGAACTGCCATGAAGCAAATACTCCCGCCGATTCAGTAGAGCTTCCAAAGTCAGCCGTCATTGTGCGCCCTGCCTCTCCTTGAACAATAGAGGTATGTGCCCATGAATACGTCACGAAGCTCTCCAATGTGGAGTCAGCATCTTCTGTGAGTCCCGTCCAAGCACAAGAAGTTGCAGCACCCGTGAGAGCGGCACCGATAGCAAAACCATTTTTAGGAACGTCGAGGGTAACAGTTGGGTCAGCAGCAGTGCTTGCGTCATCATCGTATTCAGTCAAATCGTCGAGACCAGTAGCTCGATATACACCAATCGCACATCGAAGGACGGTTGTATCCCATGTCACCACAATATCTCCTGTGGTTCCTGATGGAACTTTTGCAATCACAATCGCTGCGGTGTCAGAGTTTGTGATAGTGTTCGTCACCTGACGTACAATGGTCGCAGCCACTCCACCAATCGTCACACTTGAAAGCGCAAATGCAGCCCCCGCTTTTCGAGCTACTGCGGTGACGATGATGTGTCGGTCAAAAGAAGCTGCTCCGAGGTTCTGCGAAGCAAATGTGTATGCCGCTTGGTCAGCCGTATCTGTTGCCGACTGGAGAAACTCAATCGTTCCTCCTGGTTGCGGTTCGCTGATGACACCGTACCCTTGAAGGTAGAGCTGAACCTGCGTATCGGTAGATTGATGCTCCACCGCTCGTGCTACGGGGTCAATCGGCACAACTATATCCGCCCACTCGTTCAGGAGGGTCGTCGAAACATAAAGGTCAACGGGGTCTCCTTCGCGCCTCACGTAGTAACCACGGGCGTTGACGTTCTGTGGTCGGAGAAATGCGTATGATGCTACCCCCGAAGGGATGCTTGAAAGTGTCTCGTCTCCGTAGCCACTGGTTCCCGCAGCTCCAAAGTTCACTGCGTTGGTGAAGAATGTAGCACCACTGTTAATCCAACCAACGAGCCATTGACGCTGGGTGTGAGACCCTGCAAAGTACACTTCAAAAATCTCATTAGCATCCACACTTTGAATACCTCCATGCCAACCGTCATCATCCATCTCTCCCGAAAATCGGTTGTCGGTACTCCCATTTTCACGGGTCATGTAGTCGTCCTGCGTAGTACCGATTTCATGATAAAGAATCGCCGCAATCGCAGTATCCGAACCTGTCTCGCTGGCAATATCTACATCGTGCCAACCATCTGACACATAGGTAGGAGTGACTTCAACCTTGTTGGTGAGGAACACGGCATCGTCAGTGGTCGTCCAGTATCCAGTGAGGTACACGGTAAGACCCGTGCCGTTCATATAAATCTCGAACACATCATTGGCATCCGTACCAATAAATACATTTCTCCAACTGTTGTTGTAGTTGTTTAGTAGTGATGCCAGTGCATCAGAGCTACCGTTCTTTCGAACTTGACACTGACGAGTAGCACCACTCGTATTCACAATGAAAAGCTGCACGCCAATAACAGCACCCGCGTCGCTTCCGACGTGTGCGCTGACATCCACATCATGCCAACCCGCAGCACCTGCGTAGGTAGGAGTGACGTTTATTGGCGAGAGTAGTTTCATACAATGATTTCAATGCCCTCTGCTTTGAGGTCAGTTAGGACTCGTTGCGCGGTCTCAAGAGGGGTTTCTTCCTCCTGCCCATCACGATTCAACCGCCTCACGTGCATCAAGCTAGTGAGACCAGCATCTCTGTCTTCCTTTTTTCGACTGGCATTTTCTTCATCGAGCTTGATTGTGTGCGTGTGATGAATCGCAATCTGCAACTTTTGGAACAGCATCAACGAATCCTCTGGGGTAGCTTGCACATCCCACGTCTTCGCCCCCACTGTGAATGGTCTCGACTGACCATGCTTCCAGTAGGTGTAGTAGCAAGTCGAGAGTTCGTCGTGAAGATTGTTGATTTGCGGGTCAACAACCTTCCGCACGCCTTCGAACTGCACCTTGTCGTAATTTCTGTTTTCGTTGGTTTTGAACATAAGCGTTTTATTATTTAGTAATTCCATTCAAGCCCGATGTCAGCACCATCCTGTGCTGCCACCAGATTTGTTGGAGGGCTGTACACATAGATGAGCTTCCCCATACTGATGATGTTGTTGCCAGTCGAACCTCCTGACACCTTCCACAAACTTTTCAGCTCCACATTCGCTCCGAGCGTGGTGAATAGAATCGTCTTGAGGTCGCCACTGCGAATCCTCGTCGCCGTATTCGAAGTCGAGCTGATTTCAGTACCACTGATTTCAGTATGCACTGTGGCGGAGAACCACCACGCCAGCTTCTGATAGACCGTCTGACTTGCTCCCGCCTCCACGATTGCCTCAAAGTACACAGCCAGAACATTGTCTTCATCCCACACAGCAGGGTTGAATCTCAAGCGCCCTGCTGCATACCCCACGTATGAGGTGTGGTTTGCATCACTGAAACTATTGGTTCCAAAAGTGTGATGGATTTCAAAGAGGCGTGGTTCATCGAGGTAGGCAATGATTTTGCAAAGGTTGTGGTACGAAGCGTTGCTTGAGTTCGCCCCCGTGCTACCAAGACCCACAACATAATCGTGACCATCGACGAGAGTCACGGCTGATGTGCGCACGCGAGTTTGTGTGGTTGAAGTTGTGGAGGCAAGACCACTTGCCACATCTGCATCTAGTGTCCAGTCGTAAAGCTGTGCCCGACACTCTCCTGTTCCAACCTGCACCATATTCGCCTCAAAAAAGAACTGTGTGCCCGCGTCCCAGTTACTCGCATCGTAATGGAACCAGCTACCGAACTCATCATCAGGAGCACCAGCAGGGAGGAAGGTGAAGAAGTCAGCATCAGGAGTGTTCCACACGCAATAATCGCCACCGTAGAGCATGTGGTGTGACTCAATAGGAGCTTCGGCAGAAGTATCAAAATCAGCAATCACACGAGGGGCAGCAAGCCCTAGATTCGCCAACTCCGCAGATGTTTTGAATCGAACGTGGTATTCGTCCGTATCAGTCATTGTGAGCGCAGAAGACCTCAACAAAACACTGTTTGTTGAGGTGCTAGAAATCTCACTGCTCGTCAGTTCAGTGCCTCCTTCATTAAAAAGAGCGGCATACATAGTGTCCGTACCATCAGAGATGAGCACGGCTTCAAAATATACGTCCGCGTCCACAAAGTTGTCCGCCTCGTAATAAA